AACAGGTGACGGTAAGGAAGTAGATTTCGAACCAATCACAAGAGAGTGGAAAGGGTCTATTCCTGAAGAATTTATAAATTGGCTTGAAAACCAAGATATAACCTTCGGGGTAGATTCTTACTACACCTCTGGTGACTGGGAAAAGTTCCACTTCTCTACCAAGTCGGGACCTAACGGTCTCGCGCTTGCGTCGTCACTAAGGGATTTGACTATCCTTCACAAGAAGTACCCTCAATTGCTTGAGGATATCCAATTGTTAGGAAATAGCCAGTCACTTAATGACAACATAAGCAACATAATACCGTTGATCGAGTGTCAAGACCAAGACATAGAACAACTCACTATTAGGAAGTTGTCTATCGTCAACGATAAAGAATCAAAGAACAGAGTCATAGCGATCTTCGACTATTGGTCCCAAACTGTACTCAAATCTCTACACGATTCTCTTATGAGAATCCTTCGAAATATTAAGCAGGATAGGACCTTTAACCAAGAACCGCTAGGGCTAATTTTCTACGATAAATACTTCTCATATGATCTCAAGAATGCGACTGACCGTTTTCCAGTCAGTCTTATCGTTGAGGTAATGAAGAAGTTAATCGGAGAAGACCGAGCTATGGCGTGGAAACGTATAATGGTCGATTACGAGTTCACTCACAAAGGAAAATCCTACTCTTATGGAGCAGGACAACCGATGGGAGCTTACTCTAGTTGGCCATCGTTCGCTTTATGCCATCACTTGATCGTTCGATTCTGCATCGAAGCAATAGGACAGTCAAACTATGACTGTTACATGCTCCTTGGAGATGACATCGTAATATCAGATAGTAAGGTTGCTTTATACTATAAGCAACTCATGTCAACCTTAGATGTTGAAATCTCAGAAACAAAAACGTTTGAGTCAACAGACTCTTACGAGTTTGCTAAGAGGTTCTTCATCAGTGGCATAGAATCATCACCCTTCCCTCACCTCTCGTTATATGAGAATAGGAGCAACCCTTTTGGAATTGCTTTCTCCTTATACAATGAGAGGAAGAAAGGATGGTATCTTACTAATTCTTTTCATGGTATTCCGGACTCTGACATATTCTCTACCATATACAAAGCACTTGGGTATGGGAAAAGATCTATAAAGATCTTGATTCCGTACTCTCGCGCTCTGTATCTTGCAAACTACATCAAAGACAACTATTCATTCGATATGGATCGGAATTCTGTTACTGAGAGTGTTTATTTCTCAGCAAAAGAGCTCTTACTCCACATTCAAATGGACAGCTGTAATAGATGTCCAATAGACTTCCTTAAGAACCATTTCTGGCCCTTAATGAGGTTATTGAAAGTCGACAAGGCTAGAGAATTGATCAAGAAATGTGACAGACTGCTGCAGGAAGAGGCTATAGTTATAGCCTCAACTATCAACAGTCTTCCACATGAGTACACTAGTCAAGTGTCCCCGCAAGACATACAAGAGTCATGGCCAATCTATCTTTGTATTAAGGAAATTGATGTAAAGATAGGTGACGCTATGGCCTCGTTAGGTCAGGAAGAAAATCTTACTCCTAAGTCCATAATGGACCTAGGATCGGACCTTATACTACCCGACGTTCACAAATATTCCTCTCTACGACGTCTGGACGTACAAGTGCAGAACCAAGCCTCGCTATACCACACTGCATTTAAACAATGGGTGCAGTTTGGCTCATCCTACATTGACGTAAGAGAGTCGTAGGTAGAAATACCTTAAGTATCTTACCG